CTTGGTACTGATCGTCGAGGACTGCTGTGTAATCTGCTGTCGCATCTGCATCGACTGTAAAGGTGACTAAGCCGTTGAATATAGGCGCTGTGAGAATATCGCCTGTAGTTGTTGGGAAGCCTGTTGCCATCTGTATATCTCCTAGTAAGTCATTGCACTAACGCCAATTATACCGCGTTCTGTGCTTCCTATGATGAATCCATCGACGATGGGCTCAAGTGTTGTAACTGTTACCTGCATTGAATTGGGGCTGATTTCCCACTTCAATCCCTGACATTGCAGGGTCTTGACAATGGTAGAACCGTCAGGCTGGTTGTTCGAAATCCTTAGATTGTCGAAGTAATCTAAGCCAATCATTGTGTCAGTTGGAACTGCTGGGTCTAGTAGATCAACAAGCATCTGGTCAATGCGGATAGTTGTCTCAGCTCTAGTGGCTACATAAGTGGCAGCGATATTAAGGGCATTGGCATCAGTATCGATAACCAAGTCCTGTGTGCTGTACTGGTGAGGAAAGTATCGAGCAATGCTGGCTGCGTTCTCTGCGAACTGGGCTGTGCCGCCTACGCGTTGGACTGAAGCTTGATTGATGATGAGTTTGTCATCAAAGGCGAATACAAGGTTACGGTAAGGGATATCGCCGGTCTGGTTAAACTCAATAGGAGTTCCAGAGATTGATGAAGCAACTGTGTTTCTATCCTTGAATACTGCTGTACCTGAGCCGTTAATAAAGAAAGCACCCTGCTCCGAGAACTCCACATTCTTGATGGCATTAAGGCTTGTGCGAAGTGTTGCTGGGTCTGCGATACATTGAGACTGTCCAGTAGCGATTGTGCGCATATTGGAAGGGAAGTCCACCTGATCTAATATCTTGCCTATGCGTGTGCCGGTTGCCTGTCCTGCTCCTGAGTCTGCGACTGTTGTGACTTGGGCTAGGTTGAACAAGCGGAAGGCATCAGCAATATAAATATCTACATAGCCCATCTGCTCGGCTTGGTCATAGGTATAGCGGTACTCAGTTGTATAGCCTGAGAATAAGAACTCTTGGGTTGTCGATGTTGTAGCTGAGATACGCACCTTGCGCAGAGGCACTAAATAGCCGTAATACGGGCTGGCTGTGTTCTGTGGGTTGAAGTAAGAATCTGGGTCAGTAATGCGTACAACCGCTGTGCCAGCAATGTAGGTATCTGCTTGGATATCTCTGCCGCGGTTGATAGTTATATTGATGACATTGGGAGTTAGATCAACAATGGGAACGGGTACTGTAGATGAGCCGAGTGTGCCTGTGCCTATAACTCCGTATTTGGCATCGCCAATAGTAAATGGGTAGCCGAAAGTAGCGCCAGAACTAAAGTCGAAGGATACGGATATCTCGGCAGGTAAAGCCATCAGCGACCCGCAAAGCTTCCGTAGGTTCTATTAACGCTCGATGAGATACCTGATAGAGATGAATCCTGAAGTGATGTGGCTACTGACTTGCCGTCAATCTGGACAACAACTGGTCGGTTCAAAGCTGCTACTGCTAAAGCCCAAGGGGTTTGTGATCCGAATTGTGAGTCCATGCTTCCACCAGCAGAAGGGTTAGGAACTGAGTAAGCAAAGCCGCTTGCATTGGTCGCGTTAGTTGCAACCGATGGAGTGACTGGAGTAATTGGAACTGCTGCTCCACCACCGATAGCAATAGACTTAGCCTTAGCTGCGAGCATATCAAGATACGCTTCCCATGATGCAAACGGGTTCTTAGCATCTGGAAGGCTTGCTAAGTATCCTGCGAGCTTCTCGCCTAAGCCTTGAGCCTTGGCTAACTCGTAAGTCAGCTTCTGTGCTTCTGAGGTATTGCCTACTAGCAAAGCAAACTGAAGTTCAACGCGCTTACGATCTTCATCAGATAACTTACCCTTGAGGGCAGCGATGAGTTGGACTTGCTCTAGGTCAAAGATAGACCCAGCCTTCTTAAGAGCATTCTGCTTCTTCTGCTCGTCAGTCAAAGCCTTCTGAGCCTTAACCTGCTTAGTCTGCAAAGCTGCTAGTTCTTTGGCTCGCTTGGCTGCTGTGGCTTCTGCTGCTCGCTGCTGCGCTGTGCGCTGTGCTGTACCTGCTGGAGACTTAGATCGATTAGTTGATGGCTTAGGGGTTTGCAGCATGACATCGACATCGCCACCTGCCAAGAGGTTTGTGTAGCCTTTGCGAAACTTCTCAATGAATCCAATTGCTGTGCCAAGTGCAACTATTACGCCGCTAGTGGCTTTGGCAATGTTATCAATCGCCTTAGCTGCATCGCTGGCTTCTGTACCGCCGCCTACGCGAGCAAGGGCATCTACTAACCCTTTACCAATTGTCTCCTGCGCTCTGCCTGTTGCTGTTGTAAGGACTTCCATCTTGTAAGAGGTTGTCTCAAGATAAGCCTGTGCTGAACCTGCTGAACGGGCAAGCATAATGCCTAGAATCTCATTGAATGACTTAGTTGTAATCTCAGCTCTAGTCAAACCTGTGTTGTACTTAATCAAGCCTCTAGTAATACCTACATAGCCTTTACCTAAGTCCGTGGCTACTGTGGCTAAATCTACTCCGCTTGCTCGGCTAATCTGAATAGCATCGTTGAGCAGCTTCTGAGACTGGGTTAGTGATCCAGTTGTTGTGAGCAGTCCTTGGAAGGCTGGGCGAAGTACATCATCGGCTATTGCTGCGCTGCGCTCTAGCTCGTCAATAAAGGTTGCAACCTGTACTTGGGAGAATGAAAGCCCAAGGTTATCTACTGCCGTTGCTAGGCGATTGGCTGCTGCTTCATCGGCTGCGAAAGCCTTAACCGCTGCCCTGCCGTATCGCACCATTACCGCTGTGCCAAGGGTTAGCCCTAAATTTCGCCCTAACTTACTGACTGTCTTGTCAAACCGCTTGACCGCGCTGTCTGCCTTGTTTAAGCCCGTCGCATCAAGCGTGGTGGCTATATTAATCCCTAGATCAGTATTAGCTGCCATCAGCCATTGCTCCTTGCTCTAAATGTCCTATTACCTGCGCCTTTAGTCAGAAGAACAACCTTCTGATTGGAGCTTTGAATTGCCTTTACAACTGCTGCTGTAGTTCTGCCTTGGTCTTCTGCCCATGCTCTAAAAAGCAAGCGACCCTTGGTCTTGCGAGTTCTGCGCCCTGCGCTGTTGCTCTGCTGTGAATCAACAAGAGGTGGAAGTGCTGCGATGAACTGCTTACCTGCATTGGGATTGGCAGACTTGTTTACATCTTTGCCGCCTTCGCGTTCCATAATAAATCTACCGTTGCGGTACTTCTTTACCATTTGAGAAGGCGGTAAGCCACCCGGAGTCTTTCGACCTGCTGTCTCATAGATTGCACCAGCAGCAGAAGAGTTGAATATCTTTGCAAGACTTCTAAAGCCACGCTTGTTAGGTCTTCCGGGTGTTGCCTTGTAGCCAAGACCCTTCTTAACTGTTCTGGCATCGAAGGCTCTGTAAGCCCAATCTCCAGCATCATTGCCCCAGCCGCTTAACGGAGCATCAGAAGGCACGAAGCCACGCGCACGAACAATTACTTTGCGCAGGTGTCCTGCGATTTCTTTCTGAGTTTCTTTGGCTAAGTCAGGCGCATATTGTTTCAGGGCTTTTCTAAGAGCGACCGCGCCTTGCAGCTCTACTGGCATCGCTTCGCTCCTTCCCTATGTCCTTGAGGACTTCTAAATGTGCCTTGAACGCCATCGGTGATAACTCAACAATGGTTTGGAAGGGAACTCCATACTCGTAACTCAAGCGAGCTGCGAGATAGGTGAGGGAGTTCCGATCTACCCTAAAGGGTCAGACTCTAGAACCTCAACTGACTTGAGGGTTTCTAGGAATGATTCCCCGAAAGGTTTGACTGTTTCACCCGAACGCCTAATTGCTTCCCAGCAGAGCCAATATACATCTGACTGCTTCTGGTCTTCTATCAGAGCTTTGTGAAAGCCCTTCTTGGCGTATTGCTCGAAGGCATACTCGATCAGGGGAGTTATCTCAAACTCTTGAACCTGTCCGTCAGCCCTTGTTACCTTTAGCTTTGCCATGTTAGCCCTTGCTTTCTATTACGCTGTTGTGATTGTAATTGTACCGTTTACATTCCAAGTTACGCTCTGAGTTGAGAGGTCTCCAACTGCACCATTTACAGGTGTTGTGTTGTTTACTAGGCAGCTCATTGTGTAAAGAGGGTTGCTTGCTGATGTTGCAGCAGAAGTCTGCTTGACTGTAACTGTTGTGCTTGTTCCCCATACTGTCTGAAGAGTCTGAAGAGTCTTAGAAGTTGCCTCATCGTTAAAGAAGTCAATAGTGATTGAAGATGCTTCAAGACCCTTGACGAACTTATGACCTGAGTCACCCATTGCTGTTACTTCAAGCTCGTCGAATGAACGGTTGATTGTGACTGCTGATACTAGAGTTGAAAGGTCTACCGCGTTTACAGTAAGAACCACTCCGTTGCTTAGATATACTGACACGGCTTATTCCTCGTCTTTCTTAGTTGTTGGTTTCGTTTCTGGCTTAGAA